TGCGGAGTCAACAACGGCATTATTGAAAGCGGCATAAGCCCCATTGGTCATATCCTCTGAGGCAGTGATCAGGTTCTCTACAACCCTGCTGCCTACCATCCTAGCCTGACCGCTCTTAGCAGTCCTGACGAGGCCTTCGTGGTCGTGGTAGGTGGCTTCTGTGGCGCGTGTGAAGGAGGGAGTCGACACCCCACCCACTACGTTAAGGGTCGAGGTGAGGTCGAGCTGGAAAGCGGGACGGTTCTCCCAATAGTCTCTCCACATCCTGTTGATGCTGCCCTCAGCAATGCCCAAGGACAGGAAGTATTCCCTGATACGCTTGTTGAACGCACCAGAGAGCACCCCTTCTTGGTCCAGCAACTGTCCCCAACGCTGAGGCAGGGGCACAGGTCGGCCCGAGGAGGAGAGGAGGCCGTTAAGGTAGTCGTATTCAGCTTCATTGATAGCTCGGTCACTGCCGAGGCTCCTCAAGAAATCTGTCTTAACTTGGTTAGTCATCTCTTACTCCGATGCGGCTTGAAATAAGTCGTTGATTGCTTGTACATCTGCTGGGTTCTGCGTCCAGAGAGTGTAGTCTGTGCTTCCCAGCATGTGGGTAGTGCCTCTGATCCACTCATTGAGGAGCAGGGCCACCTTGTTATTGAGACCTCTCACGACATCGGCGTCAGACTGTTCATTCAATGGGTCAAACCGGATCAGGCCGTCACTGCCGATGTCTAGCTTGGCGTGTTCCCTGCCTCGCCTTACCACGATACTTCCGTCAGCCTGCTTAAGGGGGCTCCCTTTGTGGAATTCTCTCTCGATAGACGGAAGGAGTACGTCATGTAAGTGAGCAGACTGCATAGCCTTGTGTCTTTTCACTACACCTCCCGGCAGGGTGACTCCGTTGTCCTCGAGATACTTACCTACCTTGGGGGCGGCATAGGTTCTCAGGATATCCTGACGCTTCTTGCCTGACTCTTCTGGGTCATGCTCCGGGAAGTCATGGTACAGAGCGAGATGGCCTGCTGCATTGACGAGGGATTGGGCCAACGCAGTCTTCTCTTCAACCGTGTTGGCCGGGTTCTTCTCGACAGCGGCCACCACCTCTGTCAACGTGTTGGGCTTGATAGGCGTACTCTCCCCCTCGGCAGGTTGGATAGCCTTCGCAGCCCTCATTACCTCTGCCAAGGTGCCAGTCATCGATACTTCGAGGGAAGGGCTAGTCCGACCGACAATGCCAGCTACGCCCAACTGGACACGCAAGCCGGGGCTGCTGCTCTCTTGGATAAGATCGATAGCTCTCATCTGGTTCTCGTTGTTGAAAGCATCGATCCTTGCGTTAGCAATATCCTTAGTCGTAACGCCCAGCACAGCATCCTTGTAGATGCCTACCTGCTTATCGATCATTGCCACCTGTCTCTCCATAGACTTGGCGGTCATGTCGTAGTCCGTCCCCTCTTGGGCGAAGCTGCCCAGCTGAGACTTGAACTGCTCCGCGCTTTGCTCCATATTACGGATGGCGGCAGACCCTTCTTCGGGTGACAGGTTGGACAGCTTGTCTCCGTTCTGAGATATCTCCTCCCTAATACCAGAGATGAAGAAGTCACTAGCCCCCTCAATGTACTCAGCTTGGGCGAAGTCCAGATCACGAGTGTTGCTCTTCCTCTCTATCTCATTCATCGACTCCCGACGTTGCATCGTTTCCAGCAAGCGCGTTTCCCTCTCCTTAGTCCGAAGGGCTGTAGCGGCTGTCTTTTTACTAACCCCTTCCCGAGCCATGATAACTTCCACTTCCTGATCGAACTTCTCGGCTGGCGTCAGCTCCAAGGAAGTCTTACCTCGCCCTGATCGGAAGTCCTTGATGACGGTGCCAACAACAGTGGGGTCCAACTTGGGATCGTTGTAGAAATCTGTTGTCAGCTTGTTCATGTTCATCTGCATCTTAGAAGACGACCACCCCTCAGCTTTCCCCCTCTCGAGGAGGCTAGTGAGTTGGACGTTCACAGCCCTCTCGGTAACATCCGCCTTCTCTTCGTCATCAAGGGTCTTTGCATACTTAGACGCTGCCAGAGAGGAAGTCTTCTTAGCTCGGAAGCCCTGCTCCAAATCGCTGACAGCCCCCGCCACATCGCCAATACCCTGAGTGATAGCTGAGTCCAGCGTAGTTACAGGGCTTCTTACTGATGGACCTGAAGGGCTTTCGCCTAAGTTAGTTGTAGAAAAGTCAGCCATTACTGGGCCTCCGGTTGTAGTGAATCTACCGTGTCAAAGAAATCCACCAAGGACTCCTTGTCCTCGTCTGGTATTCGTGGGTCAGCGTTGATACGTGCTCGTATCTCAGCTGGTGTCTTAATGTTGGACAGGTGCATGATGCTGTTGAACAAGGAGAGGTCGCCATCACGCTGGTCCCTGTCGAGGTTCTTCATAAACTCTTCAGCAAACGCTTGAGGTGTGTCCTTGTACACGCTGATAGCTGAAGCCAAGGCTGCCATCTCTGCCGTGTAGTCAAGGGTGCCTGAAACAACGTCTTGCTGTCCAAGGATACGCTTGGCTTCCTTGTAGATCCCCCTGACATCGTCCTTAAACGCCTTGCTTTCGACGTAGTCCTTGTTGTTCAGGTAGCGGATCATCTCGGCATCCATCGTTGGCAGGCCGAACATCGCCATGATCTCCTCACCAGAGGACACCTCATCGTCCATCTCGCTGCCAGAGCGAGAGTATGCCTTAGTCACCCCATCGATGTACTTGTGCTTGAAGAACGGGCTAAGGAATCCGAAAATGTTAGCCGTGTCAATCATGACGTTACGAGGCGTCACCACATCGTGCATCTCATGAGCGGGGTTCAGTAAGGCGAGGGTTGTCTTAGCGGGTTGCAGTATCCTATCCCAACTGGCGGCAAGAGGAGTCTTCTCAATCATGTCCATCAGAGACAAGCTGATGAGGGTCTTGGTGAACTCGTACATACCATAAGCATCCATGATACCCATGCCTTGGTAGTTGACCCTAGTCTCCTCTCCTGTGATCTGAGACATAAGACCGTTCAGCGTGTACCCAACGATCCCCTCCTCAGCCGCTTCCTTGACAGGCTCAGGCATAGCCTCGAGCGACTCACTCCCGATAACACTGGAAGCCACCCAAGCAGGCACCCCGTAGAACATTACCGTGGAGGAAGTGAGAGCAGCCTTGTCTCTCCAAGACAGCGACTTACTGAAGTTCTCTACGATAGCCTTGTGAGGCACCGTCATGAACTGGTAGACGAGACCCAGCGTACCCTGATTCATTCCCATCTCGCCAGCCTTGTTCATGCTGAGGGTGAAGTTACGTGCCTGAGCTGCTATCTCCTCAACAGCCTTGGGCGACATCTCCCCTCCGCCTTTGATGAAGGCTTTCCTGTGAGCCATGTAAGATGCGAGGAGCTGATAGCGTTCACCAGCAGCGAAGCCAGCCTTACGGACAGCGCCCACTCCCTTACCTACAATACTCCTGCCCGTTGCCACCATCTCAGCATCGTTCGTCATCTGCGTAATAGCACCACGGACAAGAACATGCTGATCAACTGCGTCAGACAGACCGGAAGAGACGAACTCATCCAGTATCTTAGCCGCTTCTGAGTCTGATATCGTGGCTCCCTTGCCCATCTTGGTCGTTGCAAACTTGTTCTTTGCTGCAGTACCCAAGACGACGGCCATGTCCTTCGGCAGCGAGGCGATCTGGTCAGGGAACCTAGCTCCCAAGATGAGGGATTGGCTACCCTGCAGCGCCAGCTGACGGAGCGGGTTCATTACGATCAGAGCCGTGAATGCGAGGTTACGAGACAGGGCCGCAGGGGTTACGTTCTTAGCGGCCCACAGGACTCCCTGCTCCGCTGATGACAGAGCCTTGTTGTTAGCCTTACCCAAACCTAGAGCTAGGGTGTTCAAGACTGTCTTGAACCCTGCATCCACAGCATTCACTCTAACGGTCTCAAGGCTAGTGATGTACTCCCATGTAGCTCTGGCGTCGCGAGAATACTTCTGTCCCATCTGGCCATTAACCCCAACCTCTGTTGCCCTAGAGGGCCAGCTGCCAGCAGGGAAAGCCTTCGGCCACTGCTTCATAGCCTTGGCCTTCATCACCTCAAAGGTGTCTCCTAGCGTTACCCGCTGTGCCAGTGAACGAGTGCTGTCGATCATGGTGTCGATAGGACTCTTCATGTGAAGGTCGCCCGTGTCAAGGCTCCTGACCATGTCATCGAAGTTAGCCAGCTTTTCACCACGGCGTCTCTGGTTCATGCGTCCACGGTTCATGCTCATGTAGTCGTCCAGCTCATCGACAGACAGATCCATGTCCTTGTCACCACGGAAGGATATTTCCCAGTCCGAGTCCTCATACTTGCCCGGCTTCAGACCACGCTTAGCTGCTTCGTCCATCATAGCAGCTCGCGCACCTGCAGACGAGGCAGACGTACCGATCACCTCCTCGAAGCCGTCTTGGTCCTTGATGACGATGAACTTGTTGGAGGTGTAGACTCGAGGGAAGTAACCCTCCCTGTACTGCAGCACCTGATCGCCTTCCTTGAGGGGACGCCAGTAGCTGCTGTCCACTTCCGACTTAGCAATGGCGTAACGGACATGGTTGTCGTTCTTGTTCTTGTTCTTGATGACAACAGGTTCACGCAGCTCAACGATGGTGCCACCATTCTCGTACAGTTCATCCAGTTTCTTCTGGCTGAGCGGCTCAACCTTGTCTGTGTCAGGGTTGAAAAACTTCTTCTCCTTCCCTGTCTTAGCAAACTCCTGAATGCCAATGGGCTTAGCCAAGAGCTTAGTGTCCTGAGCCTTGCTTGTCAAGAAGCCCCAGCCTCTTCCGCCTAAAGCTCGTGAGAGGAACAGGTTCTCAAGGTTGAAGGCTGTATCCCAGTAGGTCTGGAAGGAGCGAATGATGCTCTGCTCGTGCTCAGTCAGGCCGATCTCCACCATGTGTTTCTCTTTGATCCGCACACCCTTGTCGTTGTGCTTGAACAACAGGTTGGTGATGGCCTTCCTCTTCTCTTCCTTCAGCTTGGAGAAGGGCTTAGTGAAGTCGGTAGCCAGCTTTTTCAGGCTGTTCTGTACGTGGGACTCTCGGTCCACTGCTCGGAGAGCTGGAGTGAACAGGCTGTCCCCAAACAAAGTGCTGGGACTTGTGAACATACGAGCCGCGCTCCACGTTCCACTGTTCCTGTCGCCACCTACGGCACCACCGAAGAGAGAGCTTGATACATCAAAGTATTCATCACTACCCAAGTCACTCGGCATGAACCTATGACGGCTCTCCACCTTGACGAAGTATTCCTTGTTCTTGGGCGCGTCGACAATACCCCTCAGCTCCCTCATCATGGGGCTGAGTTCTTCTACGCCTTCAGGGGCAGCACGACGGATGTCTGTCCCAGTAGGGATGAACTCATCGCCCACCTTCTCTACGAGAGTGAGCTGACTCCTGTCGATGCCATGCTTGGCATAGGCAGCTGCCACTGTGTCCATCAGTCTGTCAGGATCGAAGGAGGTGAAGTTGTCTGTACCCACGACCATCTCGAAGGCCATCTCCCTCTCTTCTACGACGTCATCTGCCTTCACCTTGACAGGCGCTTGACGGATAGCCAGACCCTTAACCTTCGGCTCGGCCCCTACACGGTCCAGTACCCTGCGGGTCATGTCAGCAATCTCTTCTGCCGTGTAATCTAACAAGCCCCCTGTTCGGGCTGTGTCCATGACCGCCTGATCAACCGTACCGATCCACGGGTTGGACTTAACCGAACCAGATACAGAGGCTACGTCCGGCAGGTGAGCTGCGGCTAGGGCTTCCACTCGGGTTGTACCCGCCAACTTAGAAGCGGCTTCATCCCCTCCATCATCGATCGCCTTGATGATAGAGTTGTGGCTGGCCTCATCAGTGACCTTGTATATTTCTTTGGCAGAGGTAGGAACTTCCTCCGAGACAACAGAGCGTCTCATGTTATCCCGAGCGGCCACCTCAGCAACATCAGCTGCCTCGTCAGGAGCCTCAACGTCCTTCATCTGACGGACAGCTCGCTCCATAGGACCGACAGTGACCGACTCGTTACCCACTTGAACTGTGGTCTTCGAGCCAGCGGGTGCTGTTTCTTGTAGACGTTCCGCTATGCTTTCTGCTGTGATGGCCTCGTCCAGCACCTTACCTTCAATGGTCACGCCCTTAGATGCCTCGATGGCTCCAGAGATACGGCCTATTCCTTTAGCTGCACCCACAACCATACCGGCTACAGCAGCGGCATCGAGCACAGATGTGGCTGTGTCCAGTGCTTCCCAACCCATCTCGTCAAAGTCGTTACCGAGAGCGGAGTTCAGGTTAGCCAACAAGAGGAGATCGTTCTCATCCCTGACTATGTTGCTGCCGCCTTGAATAATTTCAATAAACTTGGGCAGGAATTCTTTTCTCTGCTCCAGAGGCATAGCCTGAAGACGCTCACGGATGTCCTGACGCCCTGATCCCATGAAGGCGAATGACTTAGCAGCACCCAGCGCCCTCTCATACGGATCTTCTGAGCCGAGGAGGACAGCAATATCGTCCCTCAGTAAGGCAACAGATCCCTGCTCCAGCCCCGGAACGATTATCTCTAGCAGATCCATCAGCCCTGAAGTCCAACCTATGTCTGTGGAGCTTCGGACGGACGTAGCTACGCTGTCCTGATACTTCTTGTACTGCAGGACTGCGTCAACTTGAGGGGCAAGCATGCCAACAGACTCTATCTTGGCCTCTGATGCACCCTCTTGTGCGTTAGCTAGGGCGTCAAGGGACAGGCGCTGGTCGATAGACAGCTCGTCCTCAGCCGCTGTACGCATAGCCTCAGCCTTCTGTTCATCCGTGAGGCTCTCATCAGCGAGAATGTCGATCTTAGTCTCCCGCATCAGACCCTGCTCCTCTGCCTTGATGGCTTCAAGGGCGGTCAGTTCGTACTCACCCTCTTCCAGCTGGGCGCGAGAAGAGTCGAAGGCCAGTTTGGGGTCTCCGCTCTGAAGGGCAATCTTGGTAGCCAGTACATCTGCCGACTTGGCGTCCACAGTGGGTGGAATATAGTCGGGCATGAGATCATCTACAGGCACAGGCACTGCATCTGAAAGGAGGCTGTCAACAGATCGGGCCTCCTGTGCGCGAGGAGAGAGCTGAGCAGGGATAGCATCACGCTGCCTCTTCTGCTCTATCCGATCTCTTGCCTCGTCTGCGGTAGAGGTTTCGCCCAAGCCCTGCTCTTCCATGATCTCAAGAGCGGCCTCGTCATTGGTCGGTGTATCGTAATGGTCAGTCATCAGCCTCGGCCTCAGTGCTGAAGATGGAATCCCCTAACTGGAAACCCTTGGAAGCGAGTTGACCTGTAGCCCTGTAAGCTGAGCTACGGAACTGAGCATCGCCTGCAGACTTGAGGTCAGCAGAGATACCAGCAGCCATGCGGTCGGTGAAGGCAGACTGACCAAGGAAGTCAGACAGGTTAGAACCCGTCGTACCTTGAGCAGATACAGCAGAGGAGCTTGCTGCTACACCAGAGGTAACTGCTCCCTGCTCCTGCTGACCTCTCAGGATACGTGCCTTACGTACAGCACGACGCCGCTCAGCCTGTCTCCTGCTGAGGGCGATAGCATCCTGCTTATCCTGTGCCTCTTCCTGTTGCTCCTGAGCCTTCTTGGCTTGGACAACCGAGGCTGTGGTTCCTACTACTGTTGCGATAAATGCGGCCAGTAAGAATTCCATTACACTGCTCCATTCACAAATATATCCATGCTGTAACCCAGCACCTTACAATCCTTCCCTTCCTCTGTAGAAAGGTGGAGGGACAACGCTCTGCCCTTCCCTCGGATCTTGTTCTTCGTTATCACAGATGAGAACCCATAATCGAACGAGTCCCCTACGTTAGCAGGGAGAACATACCTGCCCAGCCTGTACGCTTGCCTTGACACTGACCACCTATTGCTAGACTCGGAGTCAGCCCAATCCCACTGGAACTGGAGGAAGCAGCTAGACGGGTTGTCGAAGTCTATGGCACCTGTAACGGCGTCCTCAACAAAACCCTGCTCTGTTCTCTCGAAGTGGAAGGTGACAATAGGAGCCTGCTTCTGACGGGCAACCTCGCCTCCTGTCATGTACCCCATCGTGAGATGAGCTGCTGCGTCCACACCTGTACTGTCCACGCTCTCCCAATCCTTGAAGGACAGGTTGTTGTAAGAGCTGATAGTGAACTGCTCCTTGCCGCTGTTAGATGACACGAGGGCAATGTACTTGTTAGAGCGCAGCCCTGTGGATCGGGTAGAGGAGTCGAGGGTGACGGGGTCACCTGACGTATCCGTGATCACTGCACCTGAAGTCTCAGTCACCTCAACAGACAATGTGTCCGTGGTGAAAGCCCCTGCCTTGATCTGACCGAACAGGACGGGGTAAGATTGTCCGGGGATCTTAGCTACAGCCAACGTGCTGAAGGACTGAGTCACTGTATCGAACACCAACTCCGTACCTGCATCTGAAGCAGCTAGGCTCTTATCACCTGTCAGCCAAGAGATCTTACGGGTGAACTCATCGAACTGGCCCTGTACTCCATCCTTAACCAGATCACGGAAGTATGACTTGATCGTAGCTTCTGTGAGGGACGTCACTTTGTAGTCGCCCAGCTCACTAGCGCCAATCACGTAGATGCCATCGTCCGTCCAGTAGTAGATCCTACCGTCGGCTTCGAGGATGGACCTCTTGTGGGTGGTACCGATACGGGAGATTTCCTCCAGCTCAAACTTGTCTGCACTAAAGGCACCACCAGCGTCACCCGCCAGAGACCATACACCGTTCTCTGCAATGATGAACAGCTTCTTACCCAGAGGTATCAGCTTCTGGATGTTGAATGCACCGTTGACTCGTAGGGTGCCACCGTCAGAAGCTACGAGATCTTGGGTCTCTCGGGAGGTGGGGTCACCTTCTTGGTAGCACTTGGTAATTTCTGTTGGGTGAGATACGATCTGACTGAACAGCAGGTAGCTGCCCAGCTTCGGAGAACGGTTGTCGCCCTCGATGATCTCAGAGGAGAATCCGGCGTAGATAGCTCGGCCTGAGTAGTTGGCAACACAGGTGGCCCCGCCGGGAGTGATATCTCTCGGCAGGTTAGCACCTGAAAAGGCATAGCTCAAGGATCGCTCGGCTGTACCTGTTGCCCCACCCAGTCCCCTGTCCTGTGTGTTGTCGAAGTTCTTGTTGTGAGCTTCTTCACGGGAGTCACCACGCTCCAGCGCATCAATGATGAAGTAGCCGCGAGGTGCTTCGAAGTTGAAGGGGTCTTGGTTGTGGTGGGTCTGAGGGTTGTACTGCTCAGCAGGGACAGGGTCCAGCTCAGGGTTGCTCTCCATAGCCTCGGCTGTATTGTCAGCGTTGCTCGGATAACGGTCATAGCTCTCGAATGAGTAGAACGCCTCGATAGGATCGTAGCTTGCACTGCCCCCGATAGAGGAGACAGCGGGGCCAAAGGTCTGGTTCCGCAGGTTGTACAGGTGCGGGTCAGACAGTTGCTTGGGACGATAAGTGACATCTCCGGGTGAGAACAAATCCTTGCCTGTATCAGGGTCTATGTCCTCTACCCCAAAGGTGTCTCTAATCTTGAGGTTATCTGTCCGACTGGTGAGAGTGGTACCGTCCCAGTCGTAGAACAGTACATTACGTTGACCAGCAACGACAACCAGCTCGCCGTCCACGGAAGCATAGTCGACCACCACGCTAGGGGAGATCGACAGTGACTGCTTGGAGATGAGTCCGTCAGTAAGGGGTACGCTTTCCTGATCGTAGAAGAACAGGTCGCTACCTAGTTGGAAGACAACGAAGGTAGTGTTAGGTTGACCGCCTGCCCCTTCCCACTCGAAGGTGGAGAAGGCTTGGCTTTGACGTAAGGCTGAATCAAGGCTGCAGTCAACTGTAGCAGCACCACTCACCCTGTCCATGCCGAGTCGACGGCTGGCTGTGCCGTCCCTGTTCAGTACGAAGTTGCGTTCAGACAGCAAAGCATCTGGAGGGAAGTCAACCGGATTTGCTTCCGTTAGCCTCCCCTTCAGGAACGATGTCACCTTCGCTACTTGTCTTGACCTTGGCATCTTTTACCTTCCTCGCTTCCTTCTTCGCCTCTGCCTTCTCTTCTTTGCGGATGAGGTAGGCGTCGATGTGTTGTTGTGCTACTGCCAGTGAGGACCAAAGCCCTTTAAGATCGTTGGAGATGTTGCCTCCATTCTCATTCTTGATTTCCCACATAGAGGGGAGGACGATGCTTCGGTCAATAACAAAATCTTTATACTGCATAAGTTAGGTGGTCCCTATCAATTATCGTTAAACGGCGGGTTGCCTGATCGGCTCTTGTGGGAGTTCCTCCCGTAGTTAGGCCGCATGACACCCTTGCTGGTCTTCCATGCCTTCCTAGCCATCCGCCTGTCGCCCCTCATAGCTTTCTGTTCAGCCTTGGGGTTAGCCTGCTGCTGCAGGATGATAGAGCATTCGCTCTTGGCTTCGGCTAGGTAGGTAGGAAATACCTCGGCAGGTAGATCTGGTGTGAAGTCGTTGGTGATACCCCATCCCGGCAGGACGTAGCCTCTGACTTGGAACTTAGAGTTCTGTACCGTGTCATCGATATCTGCATCGTAGGAGTCAGTGACAATGTAGTCGTCATCAAATGAGGTGTAGTAGTTGGGAGCCGTGTCCGTCAGTACAATGATCTTAGCTCCGTCGAAGTCCGTAACCTCAAGTGTGTTGTCAGCTGACGTATCACGAGAGTTGGTCATACGAAGGAAACTATCAGGGTCCAGCCACTTGACGTTCTCGTAAGAGGAACGGGTCTCTCCCGGTTGCCTCTTGTCATACTGGACGGAGTCCGTCATGATCTCCTGCACTTCATCAGGGAGACGGATATGTGTGGGCCTAGTCACATCACCCACGTTCTCCAGAGTGATGAACTTCTTCAGGTGAGGCCAGTTCCTACGACTGAGCAACTCATAGAAGACATCACGCAGAATGGTGACGATCTGGATGGACTCCGTTGTGTCGTTAATGTCGTTGACCTCATCACCATCTGTCATGGCGAGGATCGACTGAGTCATTTCAAGCAGGGTCATCTTGCTCATGGCTTACCCCTGCTGGTGTATCTTGGTGATGAACAACTCAAAGTTGTAGAGATTTACGTTAGCTGAAGGTGTAACGTACAGCTCACCGCCGTTGGTCACAAGCTCAGATCGAGCGAAGGTGGGCCAAGAGAATACCATAGGGTTGGGTGAACTTGATGTTCTAGTAAGGGATCTCGTATCTGTCAGGACAGCCCCTAGACCGCCACCAACGTCAAACTCTATGTCCAAGAAGACAGGAAGAGCAACGGCTGTAGCAGCGACGAAAGCCAGTCTCACCATGAAGGCGTCCCCTATAACCTCGGCTGTAATCTTGTTGGTGGATGTGTTCCAATACTCCGCATCACCGTCAGCTCGGTAGGTGGAGGTACTCTCGCTACCAGCTCCGTCTATGGTCAGCTTGGTTCGAGTAGATGATGTGACCGCAAGAGGCGACCCCAGAGTGTAGGTGCTATCTTGATAGTTCGCCCAGCCTGTAGCTGCGAACCTCTTGCTGTCCATAGTAATTTCGTCGAGAGCGAGGTTTCGAAGCTCGCCTTCGTTGTCAACACTAGAAGGCGTGATGACCTGTCCGGCCTGAGCAGCAGTAGCAGTCTTAATCTGCTTTGCCTCGTGCAGTTCCGCTGCGGGTAAGTCTTTGTGGTTAGTCATACGTTCCTCTTAGAAATAAAAAAAGGCGGGAGAGGATTACTCCCGTCCCGCCTCGTAGGTTGCTATACGAACTTATCGTACCTTTTCGCACTCCAGCAGGAGTCGAGCCTTACCGACAGAAGCGTCAGAAACGCTGCCTGCAGAGAAGGCAATACCGATAGTCGTGTCAGCAGCAAGTACCGCCTCAGCATCGAACGTGCCAGCCAGCTGCGACGTAATGTCGGTGCGGCCAGTTGACTCGAGGTTTGCTTCGAGGATAGATACGCCGTTGGTAGCTTCTGAACCGTCAGTGCCAACCTCAACAACAGAGGAGGCAGCGAGGTTGAAGGCTTCTTCAACAACGATAACTGCTTTCAGTACAGCCGTGTCAGCTGGGATGACAGCGTCAAGGATGACGAGGTCAGACAGCAGTTGACCAGTCAGGTCGAGTCGGTACTCAACCTTAACGCCTTCAGTGCTAACAACACCAAAAGCGCGACCCGGTTCAACAGCTCCATAGACACTTGAAGTACCACGGATTGCATCAGTTTCTTTAGACATAGTCATTAGTCAGTCTCCTATTAAGCCGTAGCAGTGGCTGAGGTGATGATCGTACCGACAGTGTCTGCACGCTGGCTACCGAAGCCGTATCGAGCCGTTACTTGGAACTCGTCACGTTGCTTAGGCATGTTACGACGACCTTCAGTAGAAGGCATACGACGCCATGCTGCCATAACTGCGTTGTGGTTGTCATCGATAACAGACAGAGCTACGTTCACAACACCAGTTACAGAGTTAGTACCGTCACCAAACGTACCAGTCGGCAGTCGGTTAGAGGTGATGATGTTCCATCCGTAGATGTTCATGATGAAGTCGTGATCGCGTGCCCAACCGCCTTCGAGAATCATCTTGCCGAAGTCAGTAACGTCACGGCCAATGTTGACTTGCTTGTCCAGCGTAGCTGCAACAACAGGGTCAACGATCAGGACACGACCGCCAGAAGGAACCATAGCCTTGTCGAAAGCCAGCTTCATCTCAACCAGATGGTCCAGAGTGATGATGTCGTTCGTTTCGCCAGAAGCGATTCGGTGAGCAAAACCGTTTACGTTGTTCGGGTTTGCGTCAGTCTGAACGCTGTTACAAGCTGCGAGGAACTTACTTTCGAAAGACTCTTGGAGGAGACGAGTGGCTTCAGCAGCACGAGCAGCCATCAGCTGTTCGATCTGGCTACCGTCTTCACGCAGGTCGTCAGATACTGACCATGCATCACCTTCGTACTCAGTGATAGACATGGTAACTGTACCAGTGTCAATCGGGTTGTACACGAGAGGGGTTTCTTCAGCAACATCCTGAATCGTAGCACTACCGATGGACTTAACATTCAGGGTAGTACCAGAACCGAAGTCGGAAACGTCTCGGTAGAACTGACCCGGCAGAAGACCGTCGTGCAGGTTAGACAGGATAAAAGAGCTGTACTGCTGCGCTTCGATGAAGGCAGAGCTGTTTTGAGTGTTTTGACTCATTTCACAATTCCTTTAAAAAGTTTAGTCGTTAGCTGGCTTGTGTCGTTTCCACTCATTGACCAAGTCCTTGCTATTAGCTCCGACCAATACAGATCGTTCTGGAGGAGGGAGACTACCGTCAGCGTTACGCTCAGGTGACTTCGTAGCAGGGACTGACAACGTAGAGGAACCGACGTTGACTGTGCCTTGTTTCACTTCTGGAAACAGAGCTAACACAGCCTTGGGTTTGGTTCGTGCCAGCGCATTGATTTCTTCCTTCGACATACCCAGTTCTTCAGCTTTACCGTAGAACCGCTGCTCGGCGCTTTCACCGAACTGCTGGCTGATCTGGTTTACCACTGATTCTAGGTTTGCCTTTTCAACCGCAACTGTTCTGTCCTGATTGACTGCTTCGAGTGCAGCCTGTCGGGCGATCTCAGTTACGTCGACTGCTTCTTCCTGTACGGGTGCAGCTGCGGGTGGTTCTGCATTAACGGGAGTGGGCTGTCCTTGGGGCACCAAACGGTCAACAGCTTCTAACGCACCTTTGGCTCTCTGGAGTTCAGCGGCTTGGGCTTCCTTCTCCTCTCGGAGGGCAGCCAGCTCTTTTTCGAGAGTGCTGATGTGCTGATTAGCATGGGGGATAGCATCAAGTGCTGCCTCAACTGAATCATACTTTGGTGTGCCATCTTCTCGTGTAATCGTCTTGAGCTTGTCGGCAAAAGGATTAGCTACGGTTTCCGGGCTTTCTGCTGGCGGCTGTTCGCCACCTTGTCCGAAGATACTTTGGTCAGTTTCTTGCGTCATATTGTAATTCAAACCTTTGGTCTAGGTTATTAAAAGTGAATCTTGCTTATATATTTATACTGTCTGAGCGACTTAAATGTTACTCCAAGTATGAGATAATTTCATACAAGGCTCTCTGGTACCCTACAGAATCGGCCTGCTTGTACGGCCAACAAGGCTCTCCATACCCATCAGTATTGAGGCTAACCTTATGATTAGCCTCGGCTTTTTCTAGGATCACCTCCTTTAGCTTTCGGCGGAAGATGTCACCAGCGTGAAAGCTGGCTTCCATCTCCTTCTTGTCCTGAGCACTAAGCCCATTCGAGAGTTTAGACTTCAAGGTCACCCTCCGTAGCGTCACGCGCTGCTAGGGTTTCTTGGGCTGCATTGGCAACTGATTGCGTCTCCATCTGTTCCTCAATGGCAGCGTTCTCCTTGAAGACACCGAAGTCTTCGATGTTCAGTGCGGTCTCCATCATCTTGGACATCTGAACCCCAGAGATGTGAGGGGCTACGATATCGAAGATGCGGGAGTTGGCTAGGTTGTTGATGTTCTGTACCAACAGAGCCTGATCGCCAAAGTGCTTAGAGCCTACCGCCTTGTACTGACCGGACGCCATCAGGTCGTCCCTAGTGATAGAGCGGAACTCAGTGCGGTTGTTCTCGTTGACTACCAAGTTCTCTGTCTCGTTACCCGACATATATCGGACGGACAGCTCGAGCATGTAGTCGAGCAACGGCTCCAGCACTTCCTCTTCAAACTGTGTGATCTTTTCCTTGAACACTCGGGTGGCAGCATTGTCCAGCTTGCTCACCTCGAAGGCAGTCTTCTCACCGGGAGATCGGATACCCATAGCCTCACGAGGAGCGCCTGCCATCATTTCCATTCGGGCTTCCAGCTGAGCGATCTCCTGATCAGCAACGATGACACCGTTCAGGTTCTTGCCCAGCTCAATGACGTCTCCGCTTTCACCCATCTCAACACGCTCTCCGGGAGCAAAGATGAACTCCTCGACGTCGCCTCGGACGCCCAGAGGAGGATCAACGGCCAAGTCCATAGCATCAGCTCGGAGGTTGGCAAGGTGATCAATACGGTACTGCATGCCTACGAGGTTAGCCAGAGGACTCATACCCCACAGGTTGTAGTCTCGCTGTCTCCAGCTTACGTGGTAGATCGGTACAGATCCCATCCAGCCGGGCAGGTTACCCTTCGACAGTACGTGCATACGGTCCATGACCACGATGCGCTGATTGGTGTACAGCTGGTTAGTATCTGAGTCGTAGTAGTTCCCGTAGAACTCTAGGATCTCTACCGTGTTGGACATGAAGTATTCCTTCAGGTCACCAAAGCCGTCAATGGCAAACGCCTTATGCTTGTCCCAGTCAGACCTGTCAAACGAGGCGGTCTGCTTAAGGATCTCGTCCCGGTAGGCCAGAGCTTTCTGGATGGCTTCCCTCATCTCAGGCTCGTCTTCTCCCCGCAGGATCAGCTCACCTAAAGTACAAACAGATCGTACTACCTTGTCAGCCGAGGCAAAGGAGTTAGCCCGGAGATTAAACACGATGTCGGACGGGGCGATGCGTACAGCGACTGGGCCTCGGTACTTAACTACCTCGTCGCCCAATGCATTCATTCGAACCTGCTCTACGAACTTAGCCGTCATGAACACGTTGCCCTCATCGATGTAGTCGAGGATGGCTCGCTTGATGGCAGTCTTAAACTCACTGCCACGCTGGTTGAGCTTAACCTTCATGTACGACTCGATGGCCTTGTTCTTGCGGAGGACAGCATCCTCTCGCGAAGCCGCCTTCCACTGGAGCCAGTCAGAGTTGGGGAACAGAGCAGCGATGTAGTTGCTGTTGAGGTTGTCCCTGATCTGACAGAGCTTAGGGTAGGTCGTGCTGTTGTTCCAGTCCGTGTTCTCATCGACAGAGGTGGACCGTGTGTCCGTAGCGAAGAGGAAGTTCCTCATCTCTTGAACCTCAGCTCGGTGTGGGTGACGGGCGTCATTCCACTTATCCCAAAGCTGGCCTACCCACTGGGCGATGTCGTCCTGATCAAACAGGCTATCGATCTCTACAACTGTGTCGCTCATTAGTTAAATCTCCTTCCGCCGAAGCGTCCGTTAAAGCGTTTCTTTCTGTTCTTCTGTGCGCCCTGTCGGGGGGCAGCAGGTTTAGTGAGGTGAGCTACAGCTGTAGCCACTACGTCCTTGACGTCATCGTGCGGAGGGTGAGCCGACACCAGTTCTTCTTCTAATACAGGCGTCAGCCCACCCTTGAAGTGCCACATCTGAAGGTCTTCGTAACGGAAGTCGAGGGCGGCTGAGATCCTCTCTTCCTTCTTACCTGACGGGCGGTAAGGTACAACCGAAACCTTCCTGCCACTCTTCTGGATGTGGTCTTTTAGATCCTCCACGATTAGGGACTGAGCTACTGTAGCCTCAGCTATGAGCTTCCTAAACTCCCACTTAGTGTGGAGGGCCATGACCTCTTGAAAATACTCCGCTATCTTGTTGGTCTTGAATCGAGCTATGTCTAGGATGTAGACATCCCCCTGCCAGTCCATGCCAACTACTGCGATGGCGGTGTAGTCTGCTGCGTTCGACAGGGAGAAGGCGAAGTCTATTGCTGCACAGACGTTCAACTTGTTACCCTTGTGGAACACACCGTCCCCAACTGTGACCATCTTCTGATCGTAATACTGGAAGTTCTCCGCTGTTATGCGGTGAGCACCCAGCTTGTTGGGGTTGTTATAATACTGAGCGTAGAACTGCTCCTTGTCTTCATACTCAGAGTAGATACGGGCGAGGATGCTCTTGTTGAAACCAAAAGCCTTACCGTCGCCTCTCACTGTTCTGGGCCAAAGGAACACGCCGTCCTTCTCGACAACCTGCTCTTCGATCTCCCAGACAGGACGCTCTTCAACGAACATACCTTCCTCGTCGTAGACTGAGTAGGTCTGCTTCTTCCACGTACCGTAGATATCAGAGGGGTGGTAGCGTGTACCACATGCTAACGTAAACCCTCCGGGGTTCCTGATAGAGGTGAACTGACTCACCTTCTTTTTCACCGAATACCGCTGCTCTTCCGTGTATGCGTTCTCCGGTACAACGATGTCGTCCGAGACAATGACGTCAGCATGCCAGCCTGTCGTGTTGGTAGTCAGGCCAGCTGTGATGACTGTGGAATCTCGGACGCCCTCTTCCGCTCGGGCTGGGTGGTCGATGATAATCTTGCTCTCCGTCCACTTAGCCCTCTTACCATCTTCTGGGTTGACATACTCTGGGAAGTATCTCATGTACACGTCGCTGGTGAGGATGGCCTTGATAGCGTAGAGCTGCATCTCGGCCAGTCCACTTGTAGCTGACAGGTACAGGACTGTGATCTCAGGGTGACGGGTGATCAACCATGCAACGGTGACAGCTACCATGTGACTCTTCAGGTGCGCCCGTGGGAACATGAGGAGTTTGTTGTTAGCGTCGTCGTCGTTCGAGTCCTTGTACAGGCGGTACTCACCCAGCCACCTGAACGTCTGCTTGTGTATGTCTCCGTAAACGTAGTTTGGGTTGACCAGTCTAGCGAAGTAGTACAGGTCTTCCTTGGCTTGCTTTCGGATAGCCTTAGCCTCCGGCGGCATGTTCTTGATCTTCTCGTAGCTTTGGTCAAGCCAGTCGGACATCACTTCATCCTTTCGATATCATTCTCGTATTCTGATTTGATGGCAACAACGGCGGCTTTCTTCTCAGCCTTCTTTCTCTTCTGAGAACCCTTGCCCCCGTCCATATCCCATCCTGCGTCAGCAAGCCATTTAATTGCTTGGAAGGAGGGGCGCTCTCCAGTAGCTGCCCCAACCATTCCTCGAACTGCTTCTGATCTGAACCGCATTGAGAGTTCTTCTCTCCACTTCGAGATGTAGTCTTCCCTCAGTGTGTTGTGGTTCAGGATTCTCTTCCAGTGGTCCCACCCGCCGAGGTGCTGCTGAGCAAACTCATACTCTGTAGGGTCACCTACTTCGAGGTAGAGCTTCTTAAGGGAAGGGTAGAGCTTCCCCTTGAACTCGTGGTCGTCGTCCTTGAGCGTGTATACGGCCAACTCTGTGTCGTAGTTACTCATCTCTAAGAACAGGGAGTGGGTCAGCCAGACGCCCTGACCCCCCTTGAATCGTTTCTTGTCTATCACTTCCTTGCTACTCCATTCCGTTTCTCGTAACTCCTCATGCCTCCGAGTCCAAGCATCCCCAGCAGAACCGTCATCAGTTCGCTCGCTTCAAGCTGAGGAAGCTCGGTCAAATCGACATCGAAGAAAAGCACTGCCCCAAACTTGAGAATAGGATATGCTACGAAGTTATATGCCAAGGCGATACCGCAAGTCCACCCCACAAAAGGGCGCCAACCTGATACGAAGACGCTGTGGCTCTGAGCCTCAGCTAGGTTAATCTTCAGCTGACCGAGGAGTCCTTCCAACTCCCCGTTCATTTGCAACTGAGCCAACTCTTCCTTGGCCTTCTTTCTTTCGTTGACGTCGGGGATGACCCTGTCTAGGAGATCCCCGATCAACGGTATGGCTTGCGTCCAGCTCATTAGCTACCTCTCAACCGGAAACCAGCGAAGGTACACTGAGAACCATCGACTTCCGTAAGGGAGATAGTACCCGAGCCAGCACGACGCTGGACTGTCAGTTCTACTGTCTGGCCTTCCACTAGGTCATACAGAGCAGAGATGGACTTACTGACAAGACCCTGCGCGTCGGCAGACAGTATTTGCTTGTCTCTGAAGGCGACACCACCACCGCTGCCCTTAACAACTATGTCCAAGTAAAACGAATCCGTAGCGTTCGATTGGGTGCCATTGATATTCCCGATGAACTGGTAGATGCCTGTTAGCGGTACAGTGTACTGGCCCGTAGTCGGGTCGTAGTTGTCTATATCTGTAGCAGGGAAACCGGGAGTGGCACCTGACACTGTGTAACCCAACCCGTGGTCGAACTTCTTGGTGATAAACTTCAGGGTGAGTTCTGTAGTGCCCGAGGTGGTACCAGTGCCCGTACCGATAGTGGTGTACTTAAAGTCACCGATGTGCTGGATACCACGCTCGATAACCATGCTCTTACCAGAGGAGTAACTTGTGTTACGGCCCTGATGGTTGACGAAGAACGAGGTCGTCTCGTCGCTGTCCCAAGTGACGGCGTCGTCGATGTAGATAGGATCGGACACATTGCCAACGTCCATGTGGAAGTTATACACACGGTTGTTACGAGAGGTCCAGAACACGAGACCCTTACGGCCTACGTGATCACCGAACTGGTCAACGGCCAGAGACTGGAACGTGTTGTTGTACACACCACGTACACCTGACTGGTGGTTGATACCGAATCGTGCACCAAGGGCGTTGTCTGCTCGTGTGTCTACACGGTGGATGCCGTTAAAGTCGTTGGAGTCAACCCACTTGCTTAACTCGTACCCGATGACGGAGACGTAGTCGAAGATGAAGTTGGTGAAAGTGTTCAGCGTAACAACAGCTCGCTGAGAGTAGCTAGGTGCACCTGAGTCACGACCTTCAAGGTATACGGCAGTGCCGCACGTACCTGTGTGGTGGAGGCGGGTGAACAGATTAGCAGCAAAGTTACGAGTGCCTGTGCGTGAAGCACCTGATGTGCTGTCAGCCACACAACGGAGGATAGTGTTGGTGGTTGAGTTACTGGTGATGACGTTGATGTCGAAGATGCTGGATGCAACAGAGTGCAGATCCAGACCACTGCCTACACCCAACTCCGCCTGCAGGTTGATGACGCCACTGTCATACACAACCTCGTCGACGCTGGTGTTGATCAGGTACTCACCCGCTACCCCGTTGAAGAGCATGCGTGAACCATTGAACCGGAGTACCACCAGCTTACGCAGGGTGATCTCTTTACAAGCGAACACACCTGAGTCGAAGTCTAGATAGACGGTACGGTCGTCAGCGGCAGCGATGGCTGCAACGGCTGTTATTGCCGCGTTGATTTCTGCGCTGTCGTCAGTGACGCCATCGCCTTTTGCGTTACAGACATCGTAGATGTTGTAAGATGACTTGTTGTCGTCAAAGTCGAAGACCGAACCTTTAACTCTGGTTACCATGCTTGTGTCCTTCTCTGTTGGAACTGGTGATTGTTTCTTCTTTCTGAATAGTCGTTTGAGACAGGGGAACATTAGTCGAGGGGGAGTCCCAGCCTTAGATCGGCTGCTCTCTCTGCTGACAGTACGCCCTCACTCTCTAAGAGGTTGATAGCTGACTGGTAGCCTGCATCGTCCACGCTGATAGCTACGTCCCTTCCTACCGACAGCAACTGTGCCTGAGCCACGACAGCGGGATTGCTGTGGGCGAAGGAAGCAATGGCTTCGTCAGCGGTGAAAGAGTTGTACAGCTCTCTAGGGGAGAACGTCTCTTTGTGGGTGGGAGCAGGGGCTTCAGGTGCCACCTCAACTTCCCACCCCTCTAGTTGCGTGTAGTGCTCTTGAGCGAACTCTAGGGTAGCGTCGATGGTGTTCTGTATTTCACCACCTTTCTTCAAGTGAATCTTCATTCGATAATCTCCACTAACTTGATGATGACTACACCGTCTCCTGCCTTGCAACCAGAAGAAGTAGAAGAGTCAGTGGCATGACCACCTGTTCCACCGCCGAAGTAAGTTTTTGCAGCGGCGGTCCTAGAATCTACAACACCCCCGCCTCCTGCGAAGATACCCGGTGACAGAACACCGTTAGTCCTTTGACCCTCTGCGCCTGCACCAGCCCCTATTGAAGCTGTCGACCCAGTGTTGCCAGTTCGTCCCGCTGATGTGAGCAGCAAAATACTACTCGAAGGGTCTCGGCCTGCAATGATGGAGACACCTTCTCGACCTACCCCTCCGTCTGTGTTGCTGGCGCTAAGGTTACCGATCCCGTCAGCGCCCGGACCGTATGCACTACCACCGCCTGATGCGAAACTTGCCCCGCCTGAAACTCGTTGGACGTCTAGGTCGCCCCCTCGTCCTCCAACCCCGGCCCCGCCTGCTGCACAGTCGACTGTACTAGGGCTTCCTGTTGTGCTGGTGGCGTGGCCTCCTCTGTAGCCTTCACCGAGGATGCCAACAGAGCCACCGCCTCCGGCAAATCGTGACCCACTGCTGGAACCAGCCGAGGCGGTCCCCACCGTGTTGTCTGCATTACCCCCTGCGCCGCCAGTAGCATTAAACAGGTTGCCGCCTGATGCGGTGCCACCTGCTCCACCTGCTACACTTCGTGTCCCACTTCCTGATGCCGTTACTCCAGCTCCACCACCGTTCCCGGTCATGGTGTCTATATCACTGCCAGAGAAAGTAGTGTTTCCTCCTGCTGCTCCCGGCAGTGCCCCGGAGAGAGTGTGACTAGCTCCAGCTCCGATTGTAGCTGTATAGCTTACAGCTGGGTCTAGTGTAAGGATACTCGCTGCACACCCTCCTGCACCGCCTCCAGAAGAGACATAGGTGCGGTTACCCGTAGTACCCGCAATTTTACCTGAAAGGCCACCTGCTCCGATGACAAAGGCCAGCACCTTACACTTGAAGGGAGGTGACCAGCTCCGTGAAGTAGAGAGAATCCACTCAATATCTGGGACGACAGGGTTGCCGCCCCCTGATGAAAATCCACTGAGACCGATAGCCATTAGTCGTCATACCCCATCATAATTACAGTGACGTTGGCGATGTCACTCTCTGCAATGATGTAGTCGTTGGCGTTCAGGACTACCGGGCCGAAGGACAACTCCTCGTCCACTGCTACGCTCTGCTTGACAAAACGTCTTACGTTCTGGAGAGTACCATCCACTGTGGAAGCGCCTACCTCTACGACAGCAGCACCTGCACCGCGATTGAGGATGTGGACGACATACGTGCCGCCATTGATTCCAGCCTGACCCACGCTTGCGGGAGCACCTGCTGTTAGATTAATGCCTACTGATTTGGTCGCCATTAGATAAGTCCTAAGAAGAATTTACGGGCTGATGTGTAATCGTCAACCGATGTGAGGATTGTGTTGCCGCCCACTGTTGTGCCAGCGGCTAGATCGAACGTGGGAGTGTTGCCTGCAGTCAGGGTGGCGAACACTGTGTAGCTGGCGCCGTCTACGTCAAATGCCTTGAACTCTACCTTGTCTCCGTCATTGACGCCCGTCTGGACATTCCCTGTTGCTGTGAAGGTGATGTTTCCTAGCGTGACGTTCTGTCCGTTGAGGGCTGCTACCACCGCACCGGGAGCTAGAGCGTCTGCGTTAACCGACCTCTGGTTAATTTTAAACAACACTTTATCGCCTGACTCCAGCCCCTCACCGAACGTCACAACGCTCTCAGAGGTTTCAGCATAGTCACCTGTGTCTTGGTGCACACCGTTGACGTACACATCGAGGTTGAGGCTCCCCGGTGTATACGTCTCGGTGGCGAGGGTGAAGACCGTCTGGCCTTGGGTGGCGACAAAGGATTCCTGTACCGTGTTCACCGTCTTACTCGTGTCAACATTGATACGGGCATCCACATACGCCTTGTTCACCGCCTCTGAAGAGAGAGACGGGGTGGGTACGTTAATGATCCTGTTGCTGTTCATGTCCAGCGTTTCGAGCATCTCGTTAGGCTCGCCCGTGTCTATGTCACGAGAAAGAACCCTATCATTGATGTAGTCCTCGATCTTCTGGAAGTTGCTGTTAATGTTGGCGAGGTTGAACCCGCTTAGGATACTAGTTAAGCTAATCTTGTCTGGCATACTTACCTCTTAGACTTTGTGCCCTCGCACTTCCATCGCTTCCGTGATAGACGCAGAGGTGAGTTGGGGTTCTTAGCTGCTGCTGGGTGTTTCTTCATCTGTGCAGCTGACCGAGCGCAGTAGGCGTCTCCTTTCTTGGTGCCGGGCTGTACACGGGCTGAGCCGTCCTTAGCCTTACCTGCCTGACCGTAGCTCACCTTCTTACCGGAAGCTGTCACCTTGACCTTGGCCTTTCCCTTTCTTGGCTTAGTTGCCATAGGGCTTCCGCTTCCGAGCTGATTTAACTTTTATCAGTTTACGCTTACCACCATCAAGCTGGTTAAGAGAAGACCGCTCCACGTTGGCGTGAAGGACATAATCTCCCCTCATCAGCTTACGCTTACCTGTCTCACCATCAACCGCCTTGACAGCTACCATCTCAGCTGCTTTGGTGTCAGCATTACTGATGATCTTTCTCGCATCCTTGCGAGCCTTGTTTGAGTTGTAGGCTTCCTTGGTAGGCATCACTTGTTCCCTATGTCACGGAACGCTTTATCGATAGCATCGTTGTATCGGTAGCAGACATAGTAGCCCACTGCAAATGAGATGATGGCTACACTAATCAATTCAATCATTCTTTATCCCCTCTCAGTATATGTCTAGACATATGTATTAAATAACTTTTCATTCTCTCTTTTTATTCTTATTAAATATATATAATATACTTATTATATACTGGTTGAGAGGGGTAAATGTTACAAGCATTTACATATTCCTTACAACTTACTACATATTTCTTACATCAGAGAGAGGGGTGAAGGAGCTAGTGTGTACATAGGCGTCGGGCTTACGCACCGACGTATACTCTCACTTCTAGCGTTCTACTTCGTCCCCCTGACATACTCCCTTGCACCATTTTGGTGCATATACTAGAAAGCTCCTCAGAAGCCCTCAGAGGCTCTCAGGGAGGCTGTCAGCAAGCTGACACTAACCTGGTAGGGTAGCCTAGCCTATATCCCTAAAACCTCTCAGATCGGCTCAGAATGCGTTCTCAGGCATCACCTCAGGGGTCTTCCCCATTGTAGGAAAAAATTGTGAGAAAATGTCGAGGGGCTTTAAGGAATAAAAGAAACCCCCATACCCCCAGCCCTACCCCCAATATTATAATATACTAATATTATAATATTCATATATTCATACATTCGGATATTCATATATTCTAATATTCATACATTCGAACATTCTCATATCCTAATAAGATAACGTGAGTGGATACTAACATAGGCTCAGGCTAATTGAGAATGATTCTCATTTACATCTCAGGACAGGCTCAGGCTAAATAAGAATGATTCTCAAATAAGAATGATTCTCATTTACACTTGACCAAATGGTCAGGAAGTGATGTTGTCACCTGTCTACATCAGCCCAGAGAACACGGGGCTTTCAGCACATTATAATGTTCTAATATTCCCCTGAGGCTTCCTGTGGGCTTCTGTGGGCCGTTTCCCAGTAGGTAAGGCTGGGCTATTCAGTTTGCTATCGCCTCCCCTACGGCTTCAGAGACGGCTTAAAAACTGGAGACCACTACAAAAATCACATGGTTTTTCATACAGTGGTGGATGTATATCCAGTGGTTTTACATGAATATATTTCATGTTCAGCTGTTGCATTCCGGGCCGGGATGTGATAGGGAGAGTGCTGCCACCTTTTATACCTAATCATCATTAGGTGTGGCTTATCAAGTTATTAGAAATTCTAATTAGACATCTCTGACCGGACCGTCTAATCTTCACCTCATCAAGTAACACAACGGATCAACAAACATGGAGTACAACAGAGCCACCATCGAGAAAGTAGATGGAGACTACATCTACCGAGGCGAAGTGAAGTGCGGCAACTTTTGGAAGTGCACGCAGCACAACGAAGCTGGAGGATCAATGCAGCTGACAGTGCCGGGATATTGGACCACTCAACGTGTGAAAGAGTACCTCGGCTACCAGTTTGACTACGAAGCGATGGATAACCTGTTTCTGGTTAAGAAATTGTAAAAAAAAGGCTTGCATCTAGTTGGGCATTCGGATAGAGTGCCCTTCTAAATACAAGTTTGACAAGTGGCGAGGACCAGCGCCCCGGATTACGACACTCTGGCCTAGCATCGGGCAACATGCTCTGATAGCAGAACGGCTCCGGCAACAGCTGGCAGTCTGAACGCAGGATGGGATGAGGTGGTAGCGATGTGAAGCGGTAAGCCCCAATCGAGGCCGACCGTACCCTACGGAATCTACTCAAGGGTCACCTAGCAAGCCACGGGGCTTCTAGGGTGTACTGCAGATGAAACGCTGCAGATAATATCGGTCAATATCACATTTCTGGCCTTAGGGTGTATCCCTATCGCTGGTTAGCCTATGCCGGTCTCTGGCGGCTGATATGGTGAGACTGTCGGCATCAGCTGACGGTCAAGCCAAGGATGCTGCAACACTGGCATAGGATGAGTTATTGAGAAAGTGTTAATGGTTAGCACTTTCCTTATAACTTATTGAATCTAAAAGGAAATTTTATTATGGCTATTTCAACTATCAAAACTCTGAAGAATGCACTCAAGCGAGTAAGCAAAGCAGCGACCGAAACCACCATGATCGAGGCTACTGGTTTTGCTTTCGATCAACTGGCTGAGCATCGCAACACTACGCCGCTGATGGTGATCCTCGAGGCGCTGTCCGGTATTGCTGGCAAGCCGAAAGGATTGACCCGAGCCAACATGCTGGATTACATCGGGCAGATTGGCCTCGAGTTTGACAAGAAAGAAGGCACCATCTCAGTGCCCAAGAAACTGAAGATAAACCGTGATCAACTGGCGAACGATTTTTGGACGCTGTACGTCACGGAATCACAGCCTAAATCTGCTGCCGAAAAGTTTGAATCAGCAGCCAGATCTGCCGTCAAAGGTGGACTGAGTGTTGAAGAGATGCTGGCTGTCCTGCAGACAGTGGCTGATGAGGCTGCAGCTGAGGATGCTGAGTGATCGAATGGCCGGACCTATGGGTAACTATGGGTTCGGCCTCAATCAACACTGAAGAGCTCCAGTAAGAGCGAAACACTATACAACAGAGAGACAGAGACAATGAGCGGAATTGAACTTGATAAGAAAAGGATTGCAGGATGCACTGAAGTGCGGTCTCCGTGCGGATGGACCCCGATCACCCGAATTGTGATCGAGCGGTATCATTGGGGGCGGAACCTTTCGGTCGATGGCGGCTACCGCCTCCGGGTAATTGGAGACGGCATCTCAACGCTGGTAATGAACGCCATCACCCGATAAAAAAATAAACCACAACGCCCCCAAATGGGGGCAAGGTGTCTACAGCTAGCAGCTGTACTGAAGAGCCACAGTATTGGCGAAACACTATACAACAGAGAGACAGAGACATGATCACAGACAAGTCGCGAACAACCACTGACAGCGCGCGAACGAACAACGGACACATACAAACAATCACGCAGGATTCCGAGGCCAACGACGGCAAGCAGACATCTCACCTGTCTATCCGAATGCATTGCAAGGATATGGACCTGAGCCAGAAAACAGAGAAGCTCTGGATTGATGGTCGAGACCTGAAGGTCAAGACGATTCGGGCCTTTGATGAGAACGGCAACAGCGTTGAGTTGAGGATAATGTTTGACGCATAACCCACAACGCCCCCGAAAGGGGGCAGGTGTCATCGGCTACCAGCCGGTCTGATGAGCCGCAGTAACGGCGAAACACTATACAACAGAGAGACAGAATATGACAGGACCACGTACCAGAATCGAAGTACACCTTGCGCCGTATTTACTTGCGGCTGCGATGGTGCTAATGTTCGCTGACTATTTTATTTGAGGAAAGAGTAATGGATAGAGCAAGACTTGATGCGTTCAAAGACGAGCGTGTAGGTAAGAACTGGGAAGGTGCATTGCGCCACGGTCGGCATATATGGTGGCGTGAGATGGTGCTGCCCCTGAATCAGCTGCTGATTAATCACGCTACGAATGCACACGACCATGCGATGGACCATTGTCTGGCGGATGATGAAAGTGAATGGTTGGGGGCAGATCGTGCGAGGCGCGTCGCCAGCCATTACGTCAGGCAGTTTGCCAATCCCGATGCATCACAACCACTAACACGCACCAGTGTATGGTGCAGGAGAATGTCATGACACAATTCACAATCACTGGTGACCGTGTAGGTTATCAGGTAGTCGTGGAACGTGAGGGCGTGGAGTATCACGCTCTCTTTCGTATGATCGAGGATGCCAGCTGGACTAGCTTGCATGTCGGCCATGATCTTAAACTTGCAGTGTATATTGCGCTGCGCAAAGCATCTGAAATTGAAGAGGTATATATCAAATGAAAACTTTCAAAGCAATGAGCACTCAACGTCGCATCAACATCGGCGGAGACTGGAACGCCACCATTATCGGACTGGCTGAGGAACTGCGCGGTCTGGCTGACCGCATGCGCCAGATGAATGACCGCAAACCGTCGGATTACCTGAAGCAAGTGGCGGTCAACTACGATGGTGCAGCCGAAAACGTGCTGCACTCGGTCGACAGTGAACCGTTCTACATCTCAGTGAATGGGTTCACCTTCGGAGTAGTGGAGGTGAACGATGCTCGAGTATGAGGATTACGTTGATGAGCTAGAGGAAGTGGAGGGTCGATCCGTCGGCACTCCCTTCTCACCTGCACTGGAACTGCAGGAAGGACCGGGAGACAACACACCGGAAGCGACCAAGGCACTCGAGCTGGCATTGTTACATGAGCCCAGCCCATGCGACAACTGTTGCTGGCGTGAGAGTTGCGCCGATGGTATGGCATGCCGGACGTTTTACCTGTACACTACGCAACGTGTACCACGGATAGCAGACTATCCGCCGGACGTTGAACGCCAGCCTACACGTAGTGGTTGGAAACTAATTGAAGAAGGGAAGTATTGGAATGAGCAGCGATGATATAGATTTTTACTGCATGCGTGCTTTGACTCAGGACCGAGAGGCTTTAGGTCATAAGTCATACACCTTCACACGTAACGCGGTGGCTAAGTACCGCCACATGACGTACGAAGAGATAGAGGAATTTCGAAATGATAAAGCTAAGCAAGACTAGCAAGATGCCGGGCAAGTCGTGGTCCCTGCCTGCTATCGCTACGTGTCCCGGTGCAAGGGAAGGCGGTCAGTTGGTAGAAGTGTGCCAGAATTGCTACGCGACTAAGGGATACTATCACATGCCTTCCGTCAAGGCACCGCGTGAGCACAATATGCAGGACTGGAAGCGTGATGAATGGGCAGCTGATATGATAGCAGCCCTAAGCAAGCTCAAGTTCTTCAGGTGGTTTGACAGTGGCGACTGTTATGACGTCAGGCTGGCAGCTAAGATACTCGAGGTGGTGAAGGGATGCCCGAACACTCAGTTCTGGATGCCAACCCGGATGCATAAGTTCGAGAAGTTCTTACCCATCCTGCGTGAGATCAACAACCAACCAAACTGTGTGGTTCGTTTATCGGGTGACACAGTAGGCGGTCCAGCACCAAAGGTGCCGGGCTTTACCAATAGCAAGGTGATACCAGCGGGTATCATCGCGACCGAATCCGATGTTCAACTGTGCCATGCACCGGAGAACAAAGGCAAGTGCGGCGACTGCAGAGAATGCTGGAATGACAGCACTCAAACTGTAGCGTATCGCGAACACTAATTCAGGAGAAACAAACATGTTTAAAATTGAAAGCCACTACATTGATTCCATCTCTAATGGTCACAGCTTTTCCTCTAGAGAAGAGGCTTTAGAGTATGCCGTTGAACAGATGCAGGGATACGTGAAGCAATTTATAGAGGAGTTCGTAGATATCGAGAGGGTGAGCATTAAGGATGACCCGGATGCGTTCATCTACGCTGTGCGGCAGCAAGAGATCGACAGCTACGACTTCGCAGACGCTCTCGAAGATTACGTCGATCAGGTTCAACTCGAAAGAAGCGCATACTTGCAGCGTATACAAGTGCTGCAGGCGAGGAACACTGAACTCGAAGAGCAACTTAAAGAACTTAGGCAAGGCAATCAGGAGGCACAATCATGATCATCAACTTCTTCAACAAGAAACGAGAGAAAGAACTAAACAACCTGCAGACTTTCGAGCGCAGTAGTAAGCAGGAACATGACACCACCATCAACTCGGCTTACACCAAGCTGGCAGCGACAGAGGTAGCGGAGTTCTTCACACCAGTGGAGACTCCCATCCTGATCAACGTCGATGGCGACACCCGACCTATCGAGGGTCGCAAGGCTATCGTCAATCCTGAGAATGGTGAGGTGCTGTCTATTGTATCTGATCGGTACAAGGTGGTGACCAATCAGGAAGTGTTCAATGCTTTCGATAACGCACTGGCCGAGTCTAACATCGACCTCACTGGTGCATACAAGACTATCTATCAGATGGGCAAGGGTGGCAAGACGTTCCTGAACTACTCGTTCCCTGCCTACGAGACAACCATTACCGACCGAGTGGTAGGTGATACGGTGCGCCTGTCATGTGGTGCTATCAATGGGTACGACGGGCAGACCATGTTCTCTACCACCTTTGACAGCGTCAGGCTGGTGTGTACCAATAGCATGGTGACAGCTGACCCGATTGCATTCTACGCTGGCAAGCATACGCAGAACCTAGTAGTGGAGACAGCCATCGAGAAGATCAAGCGAGCGATTGATGTATACTGCGATCACGCTGAGCTGTACAAGCGATGGGCTGATACACCAGTTGATGTAGTCGATGGCACCCTGTTGTTCGAGAGACTGGTAAAAGCTCACTGCAAGGGACGCAAGCTCTCGGATGATAGCAAAGCCAAGATGCTGCTCGACTACCAGCGCCAATGGGAGCGTGAGGTCGAGGTACTTGGCAGGAACCGATGGAGTCTGTATAATGCACTCACTCACATGAGTACACACCGTCAGGTTCGTACCCGTGGAGACAACATGAATGCACAGAAGTCTGCTCAACTTAACCGTGAGCAGGATCTGCGCAAGTTCATGGCAACTAACACTAACTGGTTCAGCGAGGCAGCATAATGAAACCATCTAAGCTACAACGTATGGAATTCCACAGGGATTTCTTTAGGCAGGAGATCGAGAATCATTTCGATCTCTATGATTTCAATGAGACAATGGACCCCAACTTCTACGCCAAGCTAGGCATGAAGATGGTGGATCTCTATCGTGATTCGTTCGAGTATCAATTCGATGAATCCTTCTACTCATACAACGGAGAGTGAATGAACATATTTTATTTACATGACAACCCACGTACAGCGGCAGAGTATCAGTGTGACAAGCACGTTGTGAAGATGGTGCTCGAGACAGCTCAGCTTCTCAGCACCGCACACCACATCAGCGGGTCGCCTCATGCACCTGCCCTGTACAAGGCCACTCATAAGAACCACCCGAGCGCAGTGTGGGTACGAGAGAACAAGGGCAACTACCTGTGGGCACTGGAGCACCTAAAGGCTCTGCTCTCTGAGTACACGTATCGTTACAACAAGGTGCATAAGACATCGCGTCTCATCCCTATCTTGGATAACGTGCCTGACATCTCAGACGATGACATGACCGAGCCACCGCAGTGTATGTATGACGATTGCCGTCACCCTGATGTGGTGCATGCCTATCGTACCTACTACGCTGAGCGTATGGGTGAGATCGATATGCGCTGGACTAGACGAAGTAAACCAACATGGCTGGAGAAGTAATGAATAAACACATTGAGCTTGTGAAGAAATGGCTTGCAGACCCTGAGTCGGTGACACAGGAGGAGCTGAAGGCTAATGCTGAGGCTGCTGCTGCTTATGCTGAGGCTTATGCTACTGCTGCTTGGGCTGCTGAGGATGCTGCTACT